GAATTTCTAGGATGCGACCCCAAGAAACTTCATGGAAAGCGTCCCAAAAGCTTCCGGCCAAAGGCGAATCAACTATGCGCAAAAGGCCGTCAAGCTTTCCAAAGACGTCAGCAAAGAGAAATCTCACGTAATAGATGAATGTGAGCAGGGCTTCGGCCTCTTGAGCGGACAAGATGACTGAGCCTTCCGCAAGCGTCGGCGCCGGAAGCTGCGGTTTAAGTGTGCAGGTTTCGATGAGCGTGAGTGCAGCTTTCATCTGATCGTGGCGCAGGTCTTTGTAGCTCGCGATCTTGAAGTAATCGTAAAGAGCGTTGTAGACCGTCTGGTAGTGAACGGAGCTGTTCTTAGCGCGCGATTTGATGGCCTTGCGGATCTCGTACTGCTCTGTAGTCGTGATCAGCGCTGACTGGTCTGTCGGGGCTCGCAGCGCTTCTTCCATCCGCTTGAATTCGTCAATGTATGCCCACTTGAATTGCGCAGCCTTCGTGCCCGTGAAGCCCATGGCAAGGAACGTGAATCCTTCCTTCGTCAAGGCGTATGCACGATACTTGACGACGCCATTACCAAGGTTCGCCGGCTTTTCAATGTTGATCTTAATGAAGTTGTTAAGCCGTTCTTCTGGCGTGGTCTTCAAGATGGACTCGATATCACGAAGGACATGATCGTGACGTTTGCCAAAAACATCGGCAATGTTAGTTGAAAGAACGGTTGGAATGCCGTTGTAAATAGTGACCGCAGGAGCGGCTGAGTGAGTAGCAACAGCTTGCATAGCTTGTCTCCGGTAGAGGTTTAAAAACCTCACCGCCGCTTTCCACGGTGGCGGGTGAGGTCTCGCGGGGTGGAAATACCGATCTACCGGAGTCGGCCACCCGAAGGTGCCCGCGAGCCTCTCCCATAAAGAGACTTTTACGCAAGTTATTGAAATTCCCTAGCTCCCCATTTTTGGGGTGCTGGCAAACAAAAAAAAGCCGCATCAAATTGGGCGGCTTACTTGCGCCGATAGATCAGTCGGGTTTCCACGCCCGGCACCGTCGCTTTCACGGTGCAAGGGAAGAGTACTCGATCTGGAGGCGCGTGTCAAAAAGGCCTCGGATCTCTCCGAGGCCATGAGAAAGAAGTCAGCCGATGGCGGCGTTCTTAGCTGGGACGTCTCTATAGCTCCAGCGTGTTTTGATAAGGCGGAGCTTTGTGCTCTTTGACTTTGGTAAGTTCATACGAAGAAGAGAGCATTCCGTCTTTGAGTGTTTGCTTAATTGTGAGTTCACAGTTGAGGATATCCCCAGCGCCGAACGTTTCCTCATGTCTCTCAACACGGGCAAGAAACTCTTCGTCCAACACGGTAACCATGATCGATTGACCGTTGTAGGTAACTCGCCATTTTCGATCCTGCTTGAAGTTTGGCGAATCGACCTGCACGAAAACGGTCACATGATTCTCGGTCAGCAACTGCTCGTCCGGTTCTTTGACAAAGTCGGCGACATCTTCCTCGGTCAGTTCAAAGACTTTTTTGGTATCAGACAGCTGTAAGGAGGAAATCCCTTCAATGTTGAGAGGGCTGACAAATTCTGCGCAATCTCGCTTGACAGAAGAATTTTGGAAAACAACAAATGCCGTATTGTTCACGACAATAGAGTCTTTGCCAACGTAAATTGTTTTCTGTTCTCTGTCTGGGATCGTGTCGATTTTTGTGATCGCTCTTCCCTTCAGCCACTTCTTCAAGGCAAAGATTTCCAGCAAGCAAGAGACAATGGCAATGCCGTTGGCCACGGCACTTGCGGGCTTACCACTTAAGATATCGGTAACAGCCTCGAATATGGATGAATCCAGGACGAGTTCAACTCCAAAGCTTCCTTTCTTGAACGTGGTCACAGAAAGCGAGACTCTCGATTTGTCAGCGAAAATTGTTTCGTTCGCTACATCTGCGATTCGATTTAGAGCAGTCAGAGACTGAGCCAGAACCTTAACTGGAATTTTGTGATTTTCCAATGCCGGTCCATCGTAAACCAACAACATCGGGGTTGAGCTCTTCATGTCGTCGTGCAGAGATTCAGAATTTGTCATTGAGAAGTAGAAAGGAAATATTCAATGCCATTTGAAGATGGTAAATTTTTGCACAAAAGACAACGATGCTCCTTGGAAGGTGGGGGTTTGGAGCGCCGAAGTGGAGCATACCCGAATGCAAACACATGCCAAAAAGACCCCGCTGCCGAAGCTCGAGGCCAGTAAAGCAGAGATCGTAACGCTACGGGCTATAGCGCTGTAGCGACACAATGTGTCACACTAGCGTATTCTTCTTTTACAGGAAAGATCAAATGCGTAAACTTCTCCTTGCGGCACTTCTATCAATCGCCGCATTCTCTTCTGCTTTTGCAGCCGACGTTTATGTTCGTGGCTATACCCGTTCTGATGGCACGTATGTTGCTCCGCATTACCGTTCAAGCCCCAACTCAACACGCAATGACAACTGGTCAACCCGAGGGAATATCAATCCTCACACGGGAAGATTAGGAACGAAAAACCCAGACTACAACTATGGTTCCAGTTCTCCCTATAAGGGTTCGACAACAAGGCAGCCTTCATCAACTTTGAGGGCTCCGAGGTAGGGTCAAACCTTTCCTAGCACGTCAAAAGCAGTTTCAGTGCTATAGCTCGTAGCGTTATGATCTCTGCCCAAGGCTCCGAAGGTTTTCACCAACGGGGCCAAAATGTCACTACGGCGGATTGCAATCTCCTCTCCGTAGAGGCCTCCCCATTGATGAGGAGGGCTTCAGCCTGCCAGGTACAAGATCAGTTGCGGGAACACTTGTAATTTAAAAGGGCGACTCATCAACGTGACAAATCCAATATTACTAGTGTTGGTAGGCATAGCTCCTGCCCCACGTCCGGGAAGTCATTACGTTCGCCTCAAGACGCGGGGCGGAAAATTTGAAGCGCTCAGTCGCCTGCTGCTTGAGCGGCCTCGGCGGCCTTCATTTCTGTGAGCCACGGATCCTCTTCAGCAGGAGGAGCCGGCGGCATTCCAGTGGCCGGTGCAGCGCCGAAAAGATCGGCGGATGGATTCACGCTCTCCGGTTCATCAGATCCTGCATCAGGCTGATCGTCAGCTGCGATCTGCGTTGCTGCAACCGCCTCGGAAGAGGTGGCAGTGGTTTCAACAGTCGGAGGCGGTGCGGGGACCGCGGCTTTCTTCTTGAGCTTGTCTTTAAGTCCGGCCGCGCCTTTTTTTGCAGATGCATTTGCAGAAGTTTCCGGAGCAAACCAATCTTCGGGCGTGCTCACACCATCTCGCAGACTTCTGTAGATGTTGCGCAAGTTGACTACTTGCGCCGGAAGGATCGAGTCTATGCGGCGTTGAATACGATCTTCAAGCTGCTTTTTGGATACGCCAAACTTAGCAAAAGTCTCTACAAGACCTTTGATGCCCTCAGCCGTCATGTCAACGTTTGCTCTTTGAGTAGCTTCGCACTGACTTAGCGCCGCTTCGGTTACATCGCCTGGAATAACAGACAGGATGCATGAGCGAAGTCGACGTGCGCCTTGATTCGCAACCAGCTCGTAGATGTCTCGATTGTCAGTGAGCTGATAGCTGCCTTTTCGCGTATCACGCTTCAACGCAACCTGAAAAACCACTTCGCGTCGCGTGTTGGTTTCTACGTCCCACGCGAAAGCGGCTACCGTGGAAACGCCATCCTTTTGCGACAACTCGCGGATGCCGTATTGAATATTTCCCCAGGCTTGCGCAAGGGCTTCAGCGAGTCTGATTGAGGGGCCGCTGATAATATTGCCGCCACGGCTATAAGCGTAAGTTGCTGAATTGGCTAACGAAGGACGACTGCATGTATTGAGAATGCGATCCATAGCAACGATGGGGTTGCGTGGGTTCATGCGTGCCACCACAAGCGCCGCTTGCACCTCGGCAATCGCTCGTGCTTGATCTGTAGCAGCCAAGGGATTGTTGGCAGTAGGTGTCGATACCTCAGCGCCAGTTGCAGTGAAGGGATTCACGACGGTTTTTACCGGGATCGGCTCAACAATTTGAGTGGTCATGATTTTTAATCCTTTGCAGGGTAAATTCGGAACGCCCGAGACGGCGCAGATTCCGTCGTGCAGGCTTTGTAGACGTCAAGAAACTCTTCTTTGAGTTTCTTGGAATTGATGGTTTTGCGTGTGCTGGGAGCAGACCATGAGGCAATCGTTTTGCCGTCCCTTTTCAGCGAAACCGCATCCTGCATGAACTCCATGATTCGCAGTTGATACGTCTTTTCTTTCGCATCAAGCAGACCCTTCTGTTCTTTAATCGCGCACAATTTGGTCCACGCGTCAACGACATCCCCAGCAGTTGCTTCAACAGCTTTTTTTGCCGTCGCAACGCGGTAACGTCGAGCTGCATCTTTTGTTGAAGTCAAGTCGGGCGGAGTCCTGGACTCAACCAATGCCCAGAATTCGCTTTCACGCTCGATCAACAAAGCTTGAAGTTCTTCATCGGCTTCGATCGTATAGATCCTGAAGTCGTTTCCGCCGATCAGCACTGCGACGTCAGCAGTCTTGACGCCCGTAACAGCAAGGTAGTGCTGAACCTGCGTCATGTAGTAGTCGGGGATTTCATCTGTTCCAGGCTCACCCCAACCATCAGACTTAGACGAAGTCTTGAACTCAACCACCCGGCCGTCATCAGCGATTCCGTCAAGATTTGCGCGCATGAAAGGGTATTTCGAGCTCACAAATGCCTCTGCGGGCTTCGTAACCGTGCGCCCCGTTTTGTCTGCATATGCCTGACGAATAGGTGCTTCCAGAACACGTCCCCAGTAAAGCGCAGGGCGATCATCATCTTCTTCTGCGGTTTCGTCTATTGGCGTCGTTTTCTCTTCCCAAACTTGGTAAGGAGTGCGCCAAGGAGACATGCCAAGAATCGCAGCGACATCGGACCCGCCGATGCCTTTTTGACGTTCTTTTAACC